GTGGACACAGGCCGCTTCCGCTCGAACTGGGCGGTGACCATCGGAGCGCCGTCCACAGGCACGAAAGAGACGACAGACCCGAGCGGCACCGGCACCGTGGCCGACGGCGAGCGCGTGCTGGCCAGTTTCCAGGTCGGGCCGAGCATCTTCATCACGAACAACCTGCCGTACGGGCCGCGCCTGGAGTACGAGGGCTACTCGAAGCAGGCGCCGGCCGGCATGGTGCGCGTGTCGGTCGCCGAATACGAAGGCCTGATCCGCAAGGCTCTGGGAGAGGTCAACGCATGAGCGAGAAACTGATTCGCACGCTGTTCGAGAGCCGGCTGAGCGCATGGGCCGCCGCGCGCGTGCCGCCGCTGCCTGTTGCTTGGGAGAACGCACCGTTCACCCCGCCAGCCGCCGCCGCCCCGTACCTTCGCGCCTTCCTGCTGCGCGGTGAGGCCACCAGCCGGGACCTGGCCGGCGACAACCGCAACCGCATCGGCGTTTACCAGATCAGCATCAGCTGCGCGCCGAGCGGCGGGCCCGGCGCCGCGGAGAGCATCGCCGCCGAGCTCGACGCGCTCTTTCCGATGAACCTGCGCCTGACCAGCGGCACCTTCGCCGTGCAGCAGATGACGCCGCTGCGCACGCGGCCCGCCCTCGTCGACCCGGATCGCTACACGGTGCCCGTCGACTTCCAGTACCGCTCGGACACCTACCCGACCTGATTTCCTTCCCGCCCTTTCGGGCTCCCTGCAACCCGGCCGCCATTGAGCGGCCTTTTTTTCGTCCAAAGAAAGGGCCACCATCATGGCAAGCTATTTCCCGAACAAAACGATCCTCTCGATCAGCTCCGGCTTCGAGGCGGCCAAGGTCGGTTCGGCCATCACCAACGCCAATCCGGGCGTCGTGACCGCGGCCGCGCACGGCTATGCCAACGGCGACCTGCTGCTGGCCGGCTCGGGCTGGACCGAGCTGAACGACCGGCCGATCCGCGCCGCCAACCAGTCGACCAATGCGTTCGACCTGGAAGGCTTCGACACCACGAACACCACCCGCTTCCCGGCCGGCGGCGGCGTGGGCTCCACCTTCCGCAAGGCGACGTCGTTCGTGCCGTTCTCGCAGGTCACCGACGTGCAGACCAGCGGCGGCGAGCAGCAGTACTTCCAGTGGGTCTACCTGGAAGACGGCCTGCAGCGCCAGAAGCCGACGTTCAAGAACGCACGCTCCATGACGGTGCTGCTCGACTACGACAACGCGCTCGCCTGGTACAACACGCTGCTGGGCCACGACCTGTCGGGCGACACGCAGATCCTCCGCGCCGCGCTGCCCAACGGCAAGCTCTTCTACTGGTCCGTGGTGGTCGGCTTCGACGGCGAGCCGAACTTCAACATCAACACGAACATGCAGGTCACCGCGCAGCTGGCGCTCGTGAACCCGCGTTCCACGAAGTACTGATCGGCATGCTGTTCAAGCTCAAAGCCGACCCGACCTTCGAAGCGAAGGTCGCTTTTCCCGTAGCCGGCGGGAAATCCGTGGACGTGTTGCTCACGTTCAAGCACCGCACGAAGGCGGAGCTGGCCAAGTGGATCGAGGGGCGCGCTGGCCGCAAGGACGCCGAGAGCTTCCTCGACATGGTGGAGGGCTGGGAACTCGACGAGCCTTTCTCGAAAGAGACCGTCGAGGTCCTGCTCGAGAACCGCATCGGCGTGGCCCTGGCCACCTACCAGACCTACGTCGACGAGCTCACGAGGCACCGCGAAAAAAACTAGAAGGCGCCGCGCGCCATCTGTTCGATCAACCCGATTGGGCAGGGCGCACGGCGCTGGGTTTTTCGCCTGAGGACTTCGGCGACGAGCGCTTCGAAGTCTGGCCCGACAACTGGCAGGCCGTGACCGTCTTCTCCGCAATGCGCACCCAGTGGCGCGCGGGGATGGGCGGCATCTACGGCCTCGACCTGAACGTGCTGCCCGAGATGTGGCGCCGTCTCAAGGTTCACCCGCAAGACCGTGACGAGATCTTCACGTCGCTCTACCTCATGGAGGGCGCGGCGCTGGAGTTCATGCACAAGAAGAAAGCCGGCCAATGACAGACTTCGCATCGCTCGGCATTCGCATCGACACCAGCCAGGCCAAGGCCGCCCAGGGCGACCTGGAGAAGCTGGCCGCTGCTGGCGAGAAGGCCGAGAAGTCGATCGATGGCCTCGGCGCGGCCGGCAAGAAGACGGGTGCCGGCATCAACGAGGCCGGCAAGGCCACGAAGGAGGCCGGGCGCTCGATCGACGAGTACGTCAAGAAGGTCGACGGCGCAGGGAAGGCCACAGCTTCGACGGCCAAGTCGGCGAAGGAGCTCGGCAGCGCGCTGCAGGGCACCGCCAAGGCGCAGGACAACGCAGCCGACTCAGCAGAGCGCCTGGGGCGCGCCTACGACCGCAGCTATTCCGTCGGCGAGAAGCTTCGGTCGGGCTTCATCTCTACGGCCAAGTCGGCCCTGCAGCTCGGCGTCGCGCTGACCGCTGCGGGCGTCGGCGGGGCCGTCCTCTTCAACGAGGTCGCCGAGAGCATCGCGGCGTACCAGGACTTGGCCGACAAGACCGGCGAGACCGCGTCGAACATCGCGTCGCTGCAGGCCGCGTCCGACCTCTCCGGCGTGTCGCTCGACACCGTGGCGAACGCCTCGGTGCGACTGACCGCGGCCCTGTCCAAGACGGACGACGAATCGAAGCTGGTCGCCAAGGGCATCAAGGCCCTGGGCCTGAATTTCGACGACTTCAAGAAGCTGTCGCCAGCGCAGCAGTTCGACACCATCGCCAAGTCGATGAGCGGCTTCGCCGATGGTTCCGAGAAGACGGCGGTCGCCGTCGCCATCTTGGGCAAATCCGGTGCTGAGCTGATCCCCTTTCTCAAGGACCTCGGCGAGCAAGGCGAGCGCCAGGTGCGCCTCACCGACGAGCAGATCCGTGCGGCCGACGAGTTCACGAAATCACAGGCTCGGCTGAAGGGTGAGATTGCTGCGCTGGGGCAGGTCATCGTCGCAGAGTCGATTCCCGCGGTCACCGACCTCACCGGCGCGCTGAAGGACGGCATCCTGCAGGCAGTCGGAATGGGCACGGCAGCCGACGACCTGAAGGGCAACGGCAGCATCGCGGCTTTCGCAGATGACGGCGCGCGCTTCCTCGCCAACCTGCTGGACATGGCCGACAAGGTCGTCTTCGCGTTCCAGTACGTGGGCAAATCGATCGGCGCCGCTGCGGCCATTGCAGCGTCGGCGGCGCGCGGCGAATTTGCGGCCATTGGCGGCATCATCGACGCCGCGCGCGAGGACGGCGAGCGGCTGTTGAACCGGCCGAACTTCGCCGAGGCCCTCGACAAGCGTGCGGCGCAGCGCCAGGCCGACGCGGCGCGCGCGCGGCAGGAGAACCGCGGCTTCACGCCGAGCCTGCCGCGCATCAACGCAGGCGGCCTGAACACCGATCGGACGAAAAAGGGCGGCAACGGCGCGGCGCAAGAGGCCAAGGCGCAGCTGGCGTACGACCTCGAGGACATCCGCAAGGCGCAGGACGCGCTGGGCAACACTATCGCCAACGGCGAGAAACTGCTCGAGGCGCGGCGTCAGGCCAACCTCGTCACCGAGGCCGATTACTGGCAGCAGAAGCGCGCCTTCCTTGTGCAGAACGACGCCCAGCAGGCTGTGGGTCTGGAGAAAGAGCTCGCTCGGCTGCAACAGGGAAAGCTCAGCGGCAAGGACAAGATCGACAACGACCGGAAGATCCTTGACGCCCAGGCCAAGCTGGCCAAGGTGCGCGAGAACGCCGCGGCGAGCTTGCAAGTCCTGTCGATCAAGGAAAAGGACGCGCTCGACCAGATCCGCATCAAGTTCGAACAGGCCGAGGTCGCCGCGCAGTCGTATGTCGACACCATCGCCCGCCAGAACGACCGCGAGATCGCCGGCATGGGCCTCGGCAGCCGGCAGCGCGACGTCGACAGCCGCCGCAGCCAGCGCGAAGACCAGTTCCAGGGCCGGCGCGACCAGCTCGACGCCCAGCGCCGCGCGAACCAGATCACGCAGGACGAATACGAGCGTTACCTCGCCATCGAGGCCAGCGCGCATCAGCGTGCGCTCGCCGCCGACGAGAAGTACTGGAAAGAGAAGATCGCCAAGCAGGAAGACTGGCGCACCGGCGCGAACGAGTCGCTGCAGAACTACATCGACGACGCCAACAATGCGTCGCAGCGGGCCGGCGACCTGATTTCCGACGGGCTGCGCGGCGCAAACGAGTCGATCACCGACATCATCTTCAGCGGCGGCGACCTGAGCTCGGCAAAGGACTTTGGCGAGCGCATCAGCAAGCAGATCCTAGCGGGCATCGTCGAGCAGCAGTTCACGAAGCCTATCGCCGAGTGGCTTCAGGGCACCCTCAAGGACGAGGGATCCATGTTTGGCCAGATCTTTGGCAGTCTGGTCGGCGGCAAGTCGGGCGGGCTCGGCGGTGCGTCAGCAGCTGGTTCGCAAGCTGCCTTGGCGACGAGCGCCACAGCCGCCACGACGTCGATCACCGCGCTTGCTGCAGCAGCCACCGCGGCGGCCGCTGCGATGGGCGGGTCGAGCATCGGCAACGCCTTGGGCCTGGCGAACAGCGTGGGGGCGAGCGGCGGAGATTCGCTCGGCTCCTTGATTGCCTCGATGGGCTGGGCTGACGGGGGCTACACCGGCGACGGCACCAAGTACCAGCCGGCGGGCATCGTCCACGCCGGCGAGTACGTGGTGAACGCCGAAAACACCCGGCGGCTGGGTGTCAGCTTCCTGGAACGCCTGAATCGCCGCGGCTACGCCGATGGCGGCTTCGTCGGTGCCGTGCTGGGCAGCCACCTCGGCGGCGGAGATAGCGGCGGCATGGCGGCCGGTGGCGGCAACACCTACATCAACGTGCCGGTAAACGGCAGCGTCGACCGACGCACGCGCCTGCAGGTTGCCAATGACATCTCGATCGCACAGCGTCGAGCCGGGAGAATGAATTGAGCTTCATCGACACCCGGCTCAGCCGGAAGGTCTCGACCGGCTTCACCGGCGGCCCCGTCTGGAATACGCGCATCGTCGATATGGCGAACGGCTCCGAGCGGCGCAATGCCGAATGGGCCATGCCGCACCACAAGTTCACGGCCGACTACACGCTGCTCGACCCCGTGGGCCAGAACGAGATCCTGCAGGCGTTCTGGGCGGCGGCCGGGCAGAAGGATTCCTTCGGCTTCAAGGACTGGAACGACTATCGGGCCACAAATCAGGTGATGCCGGTCGGCGACGGTACCGCGACGCCGCGCCAGCTGACGAAGACCTACACCTTCGGGCCGAAGTCGTTCGTGCGGCCCATCTTCCTGCCGGTCGCCGGCTC